CCCACCACATCTTTGTGTATGTTGTTCTGCACAGCCCATTGAAACCAATCATCAAAATCCACTTTCATTTCTATATGGATAAATCTATTGGCCAAAGGTGCAGGCATTCTGTATGTGATACCTCTGTCTGCTTCTCTATTACCAGCGGCAATAATAACCACATTGTCAGGCAGTTTGTATGTGCCCACTCTTCTGTTTAGGATCAATTGATATGCTGCCGCTTGTACTGATGGTGCGGCTGAATTCATTTCATCCAAAAACAATATAATTTTTTTGTGTTTTTTGGCAAATTCTTCTGTGGGTAATTCACTGGGTGCGGCCCAAATCATATTATTATCTTTGGCATTGTAATAAGGTATGCCTTTAATATCTGTGGGTTCCCATAAACTTAATCTTATGTCTATCACATGAGCATCAATTGTTTGAGCAATTTGATGCACCACATCTGATTTACCAATACCAGGTGCTCCCCATAAAAATAATGGACGTTGTTTGTTGATTGCGTGTGTTATGCTGCTTTTAGCATTGTTAGGACTGATCTGTCTAACTGCTAAACTGTCTTTGTCTGCTTTGGCCATGTTGTACTCCTTTGTAGTTTGTTTCAGTGCCTTAGTGTTATATACATAATAGCATCTGTGAAAAAAGAAGTCAACTGGTTTTGAATAAAAAAAGTCATTGATTTCAATGACTTAAAATGCTTGATAATTGTGGATATCTTTACTGTTCGAAGGGTCTACTCATGGCTTTTGTCAGCCCATATTTGCGTATGTCACCTGAAAATAAATGAAGTTCCATGGCCTTTTTTTCATTGGTCACAATGATTCCGTCAGCAGCCAAGTAGTATGGACAATCTATAAACTTGTCCAAAAATATCAATACCTGTGTGGTTATGGTGAATTCCAATGGAAATGGCACATCATAAGTCTGTAATTGCAGTCTTTCTTGAACAAATTTTAATCCTTCTTCTGTGAGTCTTAATCCGCCTTCTGCTTTCACACGACTGTTTTTCCACCATACAGGTAGATATTCTTTCATGGTATTTTCATTCACAGAAATGTTGGCCTGCTGAAGAAATATTTTAGTGTAGGTAGTTTTCCAGTCCATTATTTTTCAATAACAGTTTCACCCTGTGTCAATTTAACCACTGAAAAATCCTGACTATTGAATAAAGTGTTAAGTTTTTTAGCAAGGTTAAAAGCATGGCCTGGATTGCTGAAAGAAACTTTCTTGTATTTGGGTCCAGGGTAATTGGTAGTCACGTTGGATGACTTTAAATTGAAAGGTTTATTTTTGTAAAATACGGCCCATATGGCTTCCGCATCCAAAACTTGTTCCGATTTATAGTCCTTTTTGTTGATATTCTCCAAAAGGATGACTGGTTTGGGTCTGCTCATGTTTTCCTTGTAAAAATGATTAAGCATGTATATTTATGCCTTTTGGTAAAATTACTTTTTGGTACAACTGAGTTTGACCCTTTGTATGGGCTTTAAAACAGGCGAAAAAACACCATCCACAGCAGTGCGAGTGTACTGATCAAACTCACACAAACCAGTGGGTAAAAAGCCTTTAATTTGAATCTAATCCACATTTTTTCGCCCTCTTCTTGGAAGTATTCAGGAGCAGTCATATAGGGATTAAAATGGTTGTTGGGCAGATTGGTACTGGCAATTTGTTCTATTTCTCGGTCAGTGATGCTCACAGTTTGCCCCCATCCATTTGTATTTGAATCACTTCTTCTTTGTCTTTTTTGCTGAGTAAATCTTCATAATTACCAGCCAATCTACTCATCACAATGCCCAATGTGTAGGCCACATTTTTGGCAGTGGCAATGTCAATTCGCACTTCTTTTTGATTGCTTTGATCAGCCACCTTGATCTGTTGTATCAGTTGTTGTATGGGTGCTGTGTTAATCGGTGTGTTGCTCATTGGTGTTTCCTTCCTGTTTGTTGGCACTGCTGAGTTCCTGTTTCATTTCCAGCAATGTTTTGAATGGTCCTTTGTTGGGATATCTGTCTATGGTGAGTAATTTGGGACAGAAACTTTTAACCCATCCTTTTTCAAATTTAATAATGTAATATCCAGCACAATACAATGATTTAGATTTTTTGCTTTTGGTGAATAATGGCAATTTCTTTTGCACATCAAACACAGGATTACAAGGTTCAAATTTAGTGGGGTATCCATACACTGTTTTAGAATCCACTGCAGGTTCTTGTTGAATGGTAACTGTGGAACTGCCCCATAACCAATCACCTTTGAATTCTTGTTTCAATTGTTGTTCATTGTCAAACATACGAGTACCAGTGGCACAGCTGAACATATATCTATGATCTTCCTGTCTGCACAATGTGCCCAATTTTATGCCTTCGGATTCCAGTATCCAAAATTTACCATCTAGGATGGGTTTTGCTATCACTGTCATGCCGTGATCTCCTCAGACATTTTGTATTTTGCATTCAATGGTTCAGCATAACTTTGTGCTTGATCCACAATTCTTTGCATGTCCCATTTGGCACAAAATTTTATCAATTTAATTCCTACCTGCTCCACTGTTTTGGGTTGAGCTGCCTCTGCCACAGTTTGAGCCATGATTTGTTTTATTTCATCTGGTTGAGCTCGTAAATCACACAATATCACGTTTCTATTATAATCATCCAATACTCTGTGCTCCACACCTTCATGATCCAACCAACGTTGTAGCATCATATTGTTCCAATTAAATCCTTTGTTCAATCTGTCTTCATAAGCCTCACGCAAACCTACTTTGGTTTTGGTTCCTTTGGTTCTCACTCCTGGAAAAGCAGAAAATATATTATCTGTGCTGTCTCCACGCACACATTTTTCAAACAATTGCCATTCTGGTTCAGGTGCTGCTTTGTTTTCACCTGTTTTGTTGTCTTTCACAGGATTGCCTTTTTGATCAAAATATCCTTCGTGAGTGATGGTTACTTCTGTAATTCCATTGTATTGTTTAACATTGGGAGCAATCAATTGAGCAAAATCACTGTCTGTGCTGATGATCACATGTTGATCTCTGGGATGAGCTTGTATCCAAGCAGATATCAAATCATCTGCTTCCAGCCTTGGATTTTGTAACACTGTGCAATTGGTTTTATTTTGTACGAATTCTTTGAAACTATCAAAAGTTTCCCAAAATATTGTTTCTTCTTCTTTTTCTTTCACTGTTAATGCTGCACGAGCATCACTTCTGTTGCGTTTGTAAGGCGGATAAAAATCTTTACGCCAACTGCGTCCTTCCAAACAAAATACCACATGGTCACCTTTAAAATCTTTCCATACTTTTCTTACACCGTTAAGAGTAATATGTAGAGCCATGCCTATTTTATCATTTAAACTTCCGTCAGTCACATGACGTGATCTAAAGAATACATTGGCTAAATCTACAAGTAAGTAAGTCATTAACTAATTTCTGATCTGTCTTTTCCTAGTTTATTAACATTGATGTACCCAGCACCACGTGTGGCATCTTGTCCTTGCTCTTGCAATACATTTCTAGTCACTTCTTTGAACCAACTTTCCACTATTTCTTCATTGGTTTCACCTTTATAACCTGCGTCCAATAAATCTTCTATGAAAGCATTGTTCCAATCCAATTCAAAAAAACCATTTCTAATATTTTCTTTGTTCACATGAGTTTCTAGCACTGCCACCCAAGGTTTGCCTGCTTTGGTTGCTGCTTCTTTTTCACGCATCAATGCTTGATATGATTCGCTTTTGTTTTCTGTTGTGTCTTCTTTTTTAAATATTTTTTTAACTTTATCAAATATTCCCATATTTTTTTCCTCCATTATGTCCCCCATGCATTTTTAAACAATGGCACCTGTAATCTATCACTGTATCTATATCCCATCTTCATTGCCAGTTCTGCCACTGTTCTATTGTTCATATGATAGACACTTTCTACTCCACCCACAGGCATCAGATACACTGATCCTGAGAATCCTGCTTTGCGATAATCCTTCACTGCTTCGATTGCTTCATCAGCATCTTCTCTGGTAGCTACCACAAATTTCAAATACACATGACCCACATCTTGATATTCTGCCACCACTTCAGGCAGTATGGCTTCTTCTCTTTTCTCTCCGCTCACACTTAATTTTGCACTCACAGAGAATGAGATAGATTCTTTGGTTCTGCCATTCTTGCGACTCCATTGAGAGAGATAATCTTTAAAATCTTTGTGTAACTTTTGTGTGCCATTAGTTTCAAAAGTGATCTCTTT